ACATCACCAGCGCCACCGTAGCCTGCAAGGGTACCGGCACCTGCTCCAGTAGCTAGCGCGTTAGACGACCCAAGCAATCCTGCGCTGGCGTCCGCAGCAGCAAGCTCTGCCGCAGTCAACGGCGTCGCTGCGCCCATCGTTGCCAGCGGCGAGGTGGCAACTGGCGTAGCGACGGCGACAGGCGCAGCAGCAGCGGCTGGAGCGCCTGCGCCTACGCCGAGGTCCGCATATGCCTGCCCCAGCGACGCGTCGATTAGACCTGCGCCGGTGTTAGCAGCGCTTGTCGCACCCGGCGCTGCTGCTGCCGCACCAGCGGCCTCTGCGGCAAAAATACTGGGTGCTATAACTGACGCCGCCAATCCAAACGACGGACTGGTAACAAGACCGATTAAGTGTGAGAAAAACCCGCCGCCTCTAGAGGAAGATTGAGCATAGCTTGGCGCGGTTTCAAACAAAGGAAGCGCAGCGGTTAATTCTGATATGGGAATGTTGTATTGGCGAGCAATGTCTTCAGCAGAAAAAAGTGTGCTTTTGTCATCGGCTAAAAAGAACCCGCCAGGCTGAAAAGTTGGGTTTGCCTGTTCAGGAAGATAAAAATTTCCTTCTGGCTGGTAGGAATAGCCTTTATAACCTATGTAATCGCGGACTTGCTGTGGAGTGCGGGTAGCCACTTTGTTCTCCTAGCTGATCTCTCGACCGCTAACTCGTAAGCTCATAGACGCTGCAAGACTGCCAAGCGTTGAGATGGAATCGCCCAAGGTCAGGATGTGCCCTGCAATCTCAGGAAATGTGTACGCTTCGCCAGGTTGTAGCAACTTGTTCTGCACGACCAGATTGCTGCTCGCCGCAGTCTGCCCCGCCGGTACGATGTTGACGCTGATCGTTCGGACCGCAGTGCTGTAGTTGATAGCGGTCATCTTGTCAATGATCGTAGCGGTGGTGGGCGCAGTGTACTGGGTTGTCTGCACCTGCTCAACTGCTTTGGATTCAACCAACGTCCTAGCGGTGATGGGCATGTCATAGCTCCGCGTTGGCGTCCCAATGGATTGAGTATGCGTTGCCAGCAGTCGTAGACGTGCTGCCTCGGATAGCAAATCCATTTGTGCCAATGTTTACGGCAGTGGCAGTAGGTGTCGTGGTGTTTGTAGACCAATTGGCCGAGGTTGCGTTGGGAGCGTATGTAGTAATAGTGGGGTTAAGTGGTTTAGGCGCCGCAAAACGGACGTTAGCGTTAAAGGCTTGGTTGCCAAAGGCAGCGATGCCGTACGCGGCGCCGTCAGTTGTTGCTGTATTCTGCGCTGCAGTAGTGCCATAGCTAAACGATTTTTCGTAGTACCGTAAGCAAAGCCCGTACTCCAGCCCAAACGCGCGGTGTTCAAACGGAGTAGCCACAGATCCCGTCTCAAGCTGCATACCTGTAATCGCAAACACATTTCCATTTGTTGCCACTGCATTGACTTGGCTTGTTGCCGCAAGGAACGACGCATTGTTCCAAGCGCCAGTTGCACTGGTGCTGTAAGTGCTTCCGCTGTAGAGTGCCCAGCCTACAGTCAGCCCGACTACTGAATCCGTCAAATACCACTGAGTAGTGCTTGGCAATCCATTGATGACCGTAACTGTTTTGTATTCCCAAGTGTTTGCGGCGCTAATACTGTACTCAGCAACATAAGATTTGCTAAGCCCTGACCCCCACGGCTCGCTCCACAGGGCTAGTGAATAAACACCTATGACAGAAGATTTTACCCAAAACGAAATAGTAAAAGTTTTATTTACGAGTGACGATAGCTCTCGCCCTTCAATAGTTTGAACCGCAGAAAAGTATTCGGTTGCTGCTGGAGATGCGTCGGCTGTGGTCACTAAAAATTTTAGGCAGGTGTTTAAATTTAAAGCACTGCTTGGACCGTCCGCGTCTTGATAGATTGACATAACTGCCGTTGTGCTAGACACAAAGGACCATCTATCTGGGCATTGCAACGAATTTGACTTAGTTGACACGCTACTGCCGGTGGTCCCTACGAACCCTACTTGGCGGCGCTGATTAACAAGCACTGCGCCGTTGATGATCTTGTTGCGCAGACCCGCGAGCTGACCGCCGTTGTACGACTCGCCGACGATGGCGCCGCCCGTCACATTGCCGGTCAGGTTGCCAGTGACGTTGCCCGTCAGGTTGCCGGTGACGTCGCCCGTGATCGGACCGGTGATGGTAACGCCGCTGATTGTGCCGCCCGTGATGGTGACAGCGCTGGCGTTCTGCGTCGACATCGTACCTGGCGCGGTGATGTTGTCGACGGTGTACTGCGTGACGTTGCCTGCGTTAGCAAGTACAAACTTATACGCCGAACCAGCCGTCAAGAAGATGTCAGCGCGGCCTGCGGAGTCAAGAATGATTGGGTTAGTGTTGGGCGTTGAGCCCGCCGCCGTCGTGTAGGTTGTCAGCGGCGTGGTGGTCCCGGCGATGTAGGTGTACAGCTTGCCAGCCGTCAACGGATTGCCGTTGCCGTCCAGAAATTGAAACTTGAATACTGGTGCGATGGTAGCCATGACAAACCTTTACGCGATGATTGTCGGATTGGACATGTACGATACTGTCATAATGACCGACGGAACAGCCGGGCGAGCAGGGCCGGTTTTGGCTGCCTGCGCCTCGATGTAGACCGATGAGTTTTGCGACCACCACATCAGCTCCATGTAATCGTTGGCGGCCATGTCAATCACATAGTTTAACGCTGCAATCAGGTGTCCGTTTGTGCCGCCGCGCCTGTTTGGGATCGTGTACTGACTATTGCTTTTTGGGACATCTACGCCGTTTTTGCGAAACCATAGCTCGATGTCGTACTCAGTAGCTGATGTGTTGGCAAACTGGATGCTGAACTGAAAGTTGTACATGCCAGGATTGTCAACAATCAGCTTGGAAATCAGCGTGCCCGTGAACGTACGGCTTGTCAGCAACTGCGCGTCGCTGACCGTGTACGTCCCGACACCTCCTGACCCCGTACCGTACGCGATGACATGCTGCCCGTTGGTGACGCCGGTGCCGGTCAGCACCATGCCCAGCGTAATCGTGCCTGACGCTACTGACGTCACGGTCAGTACGGTGCCAGATAAGCCTGCGCCATTATCGATTGTGCCTGTAAACACTGCGGCATCTGACGACACCCGCACGCCGCTGCTGTAGTCCGTCGTGTCGTAGCGAACCGGATAAACCACAGCAGACGAGCCGTCAAGCTGGTTTGTGTTGTCTTGAAAGGCGCCGTAGATGGGTTGGCGAACGTGAGTCGTTTGTGCTGCGGGTCCGACCTGCAAGTCTTCCAGCGTGAATTGATTCTGCCCCAGCCCCAAGAGCGTGAACGAGTTGTTGAAGAAGCGGTACCACTCGCGCTGCATCACGTTGTCCGGCCCTTCAATGACCGGCACACGTTGCGCGGGGATGCGCGTGATATTAGGCATTGGTGCCGCTCGCAAGCAACTCGGCGCCCATAATGGCGACGTTACCAAAGCCAGATCCGCTGACCTCATAAACGCGATCGCGCAGCTTGGTGGTCATGCCCAACCGACGCCAGATCACGCGCTGGCCGGTCTGGCCTTCATAGCCCATCGACACGGTGTGAAGGTTGGACCACGTATGCCCGCCGTCGTCTGACCAGCGCAGACTGGCAAGCATTTCTGATGAAGCGCCAGTGGTGCTAGCCACAGCCACCGAAGACGTGCCCGCTTCGCAATCAAGTTGCAAGGTGTGCTGGGCTGTGCGCTTTAGCGTGTTCTCGCCCGACGGCAACGCCCGCCACGACCGCAGCCACACCTGACGGCGTGCGTTGGTGAACTCATTGTTGAAGTACGAGAAATCGTAGTAGCCAATCTCAGGCTCAGTATCATGCCCTACGTATACGCGCGTACCAAGCGCCGCTATGCAAGTTGGCGTGTGACGGTTCAGCTCGCCGGTAGTGCTAGAGATATAGCCGCGCTGGTGCCACATGTTAGTGGCCGCATCGTAGACCCACGTGACGTTGGCCGTGGGGAACGTCAGCACATAGAAGAGGTGACCGTCTTGCTGGTAAGTGTAGGCGACGGCGTCCGAGATCGTCGAATACGTCTGGATAGCGTACTCGATGGCGTGCGTCGAGATGCGCTGCGGCTGGTAGCCACGGGCGCGGTAGACCATGCCGTAGCCACGCGCGTCAGCCGCCAGCCAGAAGACGCTGTTGTCCATCTTGGCGACCGAGTACGGCGCAGCGCAGCCTGTCTCAAGAAACGCGCCTTGGATGGGGGCAAGCGGGTAGTCTGGCTGGCCAGCGTCGTACCAGACCTCGGTCGAGTTGTTGCCGAAGATCCAGATTTCTTTGTGATCGACGATCAGTGACACCACGTTGTCTGGCGAGGCTTCTGCGCTTGCAAACGACAGCGGGTCGACGCTGGTGCCATCAAACAGTTCCGTCACCCACACGCGCTGGCTGTTTGGCTCATTGAACACAAAATAGCCGTTGATGTAGCCTACGGTGACAGCGCCTGGAAAGTCGGGGTCGCCGATCTTTGCAAACGCCGTCGTGTTGATGTTGTAGATGTAGCCGTCTGGGTTGGTGGCGATGAAGATCTGTATGCCGTTGTCCACCATGCTGACAGGCCCGGTGCCAGAGATGCTGGAGCTGATAGTAGTGGGCGTGACGATACTTGTGCCAATGCCTGTTAGCGATATGAACCGCGTGCCGACAACCGCGTACAGCACGCCTTTCACAACCCACATGCCGCGAACGCTGCCGGTGCCGCCTAACGGAAAAATGCCTGAGATTCCCGGCACCCGCTGAAAGTACGCCGCCGTCTTGCCGCCATCCGGGGTGGACTCCGGGTACATGTTGACGAGCCGGTTGTCCGCAGCGTTGATGCTGCGGGCGACGTAGGCGGCGCCGAGGATGGGCGATTTCATTAGAAATTGCCGGCGTAGATATTGTAGCGCTGGCGATTCCCAACGATGCTGTACGGGATCGACATCAGGTCGTCAGGATTGTTGATGCGCTTCAGGTTGCGCTTAGACGTCATCGCAATCCGCTGCACTTGCCGCGACGGCTCAACGCCGTACTCAGGGGCGATCTCGCATGCCAAGTTGTACCGAAACGCTCGCAAATAGCCGGGCGGGAACGTCAGATTTGTGGCCAAGATGGCTGGCCGCGACAACTGTTCCACTGACACGAAATGGAACTCTAGCACCCGCGTAGGTACCGGATAGATGTACATCTCAATGTCGGGATACGTCATGTTGACCCACATGATCTGCGGGTAGGTGCTTCGCACCGTCTTCAACGCAATCCCGTTGTATTGCTGCTGGTTGATAAGCTTCAAACCGTACGAGACGCCAGTAGTCGGGTCTTTGAAGTACGACGAGTCATCAACAAGAATAGGCCGGTTGCCGACAAAGTTGCCGGTAGGCCCGAGCGTGCGGCTGATCTCAGTCGCAGGCCAACTAAAGACTTGATCTTCTGTCGCAAAGACCGACAACCGCTCGGTGTTCCACGACTCGATCATCTGGTTCATAGCCGACAGCGCATCGGCTGCCGACTCAGGCGAAGGTGACTCGCCCTCTGCTACAACACCAATCAGGCGCAGCGCGCCCGTAATGATGTCACCCGCTGTAGTTGCCATCGACCGTCTCCTTACGACGACGACCTCGGCGTGCGAGTTGATTGTCCGGCACGCTGTCTACGGCCCCGTCAGGGTCTGCGCCCAGAGTATAGCGCGTCCAGCCGTTTTGTTCATCATACTCCGCTTCCAGGTCAGAGATGGCAACCTTCTCGCCGTGGCGCGGGTGACGCAGATAGATGATGGGCATAAAAGTCGGGGGCCGAAGCCCCCGCCAGGTTAGCCAGCAGCCATGATGACCCAGTTGGTGCCGTCTTCGCAAA